TTGCTCTTCACCTGTTAGTGTACGAACACCACTGGCTAAAGTTTCACGTGTGGTCTTTAAATTCTCTAGTGCTTGTTGGATAGCAGGAGCCACTGCTTCAATAAATGCCTTAGCCTGCTCTTGTCCCATTTCGTCACGGATAGAATCACCTAACTGTAGGAGTGTGTCGTTCTCCATACCAGAAAGTTCTTCAATCCAACGACCCACTCTGTCTACCATTGTTTTTGCGGTAACGATCGCACTGGCTTGCTGGATCTCACCTTCTGTTACTTTTTGCATATCTTCTCCTGTTTCTGTTGATTCATTTTTTTCTTTGTTGTGTTGCTTCCACGCTGTGGCATAAGCAATACCTTTTTCTTTATCTGTTAGTTTACCATCATCTGCATATCCTTTTTTGATATGCTTAACCATACGTTCACCTTTGGCTGTTGGTGGTGCGCTTTCTTTCTTTAATCTGCCGTCGGCTTCTGCTGACTTTAACATAGCTGCACGATCTGCATAGCTACCACGTTTGACATCTTTAGCAGCTTTCTTCTCACCTGGAGTAGGATTCTTTACATGCTTTAGTGGATCAAACTTTTCTTCGTCCAAATCTTCAGCTTCGATAGCGAATTCTTCACGCTGTGCGATTTCGGAATTGATAGCATCTAGCATCCACTGTGCTTTAGTTAGAGCTTCGTTTTCAACTGTTTCGTTGAAGTTAGAACTACCACGAACTTGGCTGACCTGTGTTCGTAGTTTGTTTCTAGCATCTTGAAGCTGATGTAGATCAAAAGCTTCAAGATTTAATCTTTGTCCAAAAGTCTTTTCAAATGACTCGTTAATTCTTTTAGAAGATCTGTTAATTTTAAAGATATCTGTAGTTTTCATAAAAGGGTCCAGAATGATACTATATTTATTCAGATTGATATTAAACTTTCTACATATTTTTTAGCATTAAGAGCACGTTCTCTGCTTTCTTGATATCTAGCCCAAGCATTATCTGCACGTTCAAAGTCATTGTTATTTAAATATTTTTGATATTGCGCTCTAAGCATCTGACTGTCAACAAACCATTTACCGTATTCTTGATCTGCTTGATATATTTGATCTATCTTTACTAACATTCTGTTTACTGCCAGCAGATTAGCTAATTTAATAGCTGTAGCATTTAAACTTATGTCTCTGTAAATTAGTTCATTGTTTTTAAAAATATGTTTTATATTTCCTTCGTTGACAATCAACACATCACCTACAAGGATTCCCTTTTCCGTTTTTAACGGAATCAATGTTTTTGCTAGTTCGCGCTGAACTATGGAATCTAATCTTTTTTGGATGTTTTTGGTCATAAAAAAAGGACCTATGGTCCTTATTTAAGTGCGTATATTTTAAAGCCCAAAGAACTTGAGAATCATGGGAAAATTAATAGCACCTGTCCAACCTGCTCCGGCGGCAAAAGCCAAACCTACAGTGGTATATAAAACGACCTTATGTTTTTGCCTTTCTAACTCTGCTATCTTTGCAGCAAGAGCCGCATGTTCTTCTTTGTTTTCTTGATGTATCTTATTAGAATGTGTGTAGAACCCGTCTCTGTTAGCTCTGTACTCTGCTAACATTCCTTCTAATTTATCGTCCAAGAGATCTCGAGTTCTATCTAAACAATCGTGCATTTCTTTGACATCTACTTTGAGATCGTCAATTTTTTCGTCGATATGTTGTACCTTAGTTTCAAGTACGCTGACACGCTCTGTTACTGTTCTGTTTGCTACTGCTGTGGCCATTTAGGCTATCTCCTGTAAATTAAGTCAAGGTTCCGGTTTGGAACATGTGCCTAAGTTAGAATGCCTAAAAATTGCCTCGATGTATTATTTATACAGGTTAGTTTGTTTTGGTTATCCAGGTATTAGATTTAACACCTTTGGTTATAAATGCCGGTGGGTCTAGCTCTTCAGAATTATTTAAGTCTGCAACGATAGGAACACCGTTTAGGTCGTCGACAAGTAAACCTACAGGATCTGAGCCTTTTAAAAATATTTCATTTTGTTCTACAATGAATTCCCATATCCAATGATTGGCTTTGCCATCGAGGTCATCGGGCAATCTTCCTGTATACATTTTTGGTTCAGCTAACCATTGAACGTTGGCTCTAATACCAATAGTTTGAATCAAAGAATTAAAGTTGGCCTGTTGCCCAACTTTAACTTTATCCATTTCTGCTCGATTAGCGTTAGACTTTGTGATGTCTACTAGTGTTATGATTTTGTAGCGATTCATAATATGCTACTATTTACACAGATAAAAAAAGGGCGGAATAAATCCGCCCCCACTTCCCATCCCTAGGAAATATTATAGTGCTGGTGTAAACACTGCAACGATATCTACAGTTGGTGTGCCGCTTAGAGCTTCAACAGTAGCGTCAGTGAAGTCGCCTGTACCTTGTAATCTCATTAGGATAACGTCAGTTGTACCGCTTACAAAAGCTGAACCGTCAGCTGTACCGATAGCTGCTACTGTGAAAGCAGAATCACCTGTACCTGCAGAACCGTGGCTGGTTGTTAGGTAACGAACCCAGCTTAGTACTTCTGCGTTTGTCATGTTTGTTTTAGAAAACTTAACAACTAACTCACGACCTGCATCAGACTGGCTGATTGCAAACTTGTTGTAGTTGTTGTCAAAATTGCCGGTTACGCCGGCTGGTGTGTTATATGGAACTGCCATGATATTTTCTCCTCTTTATCTATAGTCCCGCTCCGGGACTGGCATATGTATTTATAGTTTGGAAGAAAAATCAGGTGTTTTGAGCCGTTAATCGGCTCTAAATGGTGTCCAACGATCCCTAGGCACTAGCTTAACAGAGTCATCTCCGCTAACATAACCTTCGCCGCCGGGCTTTCCGCCTGTAGTAGCTGTAATGTCGCCCTCTGCTGCATCTAGCTCTGCAATCACTTCGTTTTTAGCAGCCATTATTTCTCTAACTAATTCAAAGAGATTATCTAAAACTCCAGGGTGTGATTCGCTGTGAGCTTGTATTTTTGTAGCTTTAGTTGGATTCTTAGCTACAAACTTTAAGAATGCATCTGAACTAATGTTGTCTAATTGTTTGGCCTTAGCTTGATTGTTTACAAACGTATAAATTTCGGTTTGTAAATAACCCATGCCGGGCACTGGTGTTAAGAACTTATTGATAGCTGATTGATTCTTAGCCAGTGCTGCTATCCTGTCGATGTTGTCTGCATTTACAGCAGGCCTATGGCTAACATATGTTTGTCCATAAACTGCCAGTTCTGGGTTGCCAGAAAAGATTCCAGGATCTGTGAAGGGCTTGCCGCTCTTGTCGCCAAAATATTCAAACACTTGGTGTGCAGCCACAGCCACTTTAGCTTTGGCTAGTTTGCGGCCTTCGTTGCTAGTACCTTTTACAGAATATGTAGTTTGGTTTGGTGTAAAGTTTATTTTGCCATCAGCACCTTCATAGGGCTTGCCTGGATGAAATAGAATATCTCCGTAGACATATCCTCTAAAATCTGCAGGGGTCGCTTTTTCAAACACGGGCCACATAGCCGCCATGTCTCCGGCAAACTTGGCACGCCATTCTTCGCCTTTGCCTCTGCTGTTAATAAACTGTTTGAGCTCTTCTGGGCTAGAACTCTTACCTTCTTCACGACCCCAGTTGTTCTTGCCGACCATACGGAAGGTTCCATCTTCGTCACGACCCCAATATACTGTAGGATTGCCATCCCACTTGATAGCAATCTTCTTTGCTGGGCTAGCTAGGTCTTTTAGAATTTTAATTGCTTTGGTAGCACCGCTGGCTTCTGTAAACACTAGATCTTCTAGGTGGTTAAACTCTCGACCTACTTTTTTAGGAGCAGGAGCTTCATCTTCTAATAATAATTCCCAAGCTCTCATTTTACAATATCTATAATTTTACGCATCCAACTAGGACTATTTGGTGTATAGTGCTCTAAGGCTTCTTTCTGAGGTAGTTCAACTCCTGATCTACCCAGTGTTTCTCTGGCCGCAGCTACTAATTCTTCGTAGTTGGGCAATTTTTTAATATAATCAATGATCGATTCTACTGAGCGTATGTCCTTGACAGAGGCAGTTTGTCCTAGCAGTTGTTTAGCAATAGTATTCCAGTCGTCACCGCCTGGTACAGGTTCATTGGTTTCTGGATCAACTAATCCAAACTTAGGACTGTACTTTAGTCCTCTGGCTCTGGCAATAGAACTTAATACAATATGTCTATGCTCACCTCTATAGGCTTTTGATCCACCTAGCATACTGCCCTGTTGAAACTTAGGATTTGTTGAAAACATAAAGTCTGCTTGAACAAATCCGTTGGCAGGATCGCCTTTGATTGGAGTTTTTAAGTGTACATTGTCGCCACTTAGTTTAACGCTGTCTTTGCCAAACTGTTGAATTAGGTTGGCGGCAAATTCTTTTTTATCTACTTCGTTGGCATCTACGCTTAGGTCTAGATCACCGGAACTGTTTAGTTCAAATGTGCCATCTGGATCTTCTTTACGGCCAGTAGTACCTAGCCATTTTACAGGTTTTTTGTCATCGCCTGTTTCTGCTGTAAAGTCTAGGCCTGTGACTTTTTCAATGTATGCGATAGTAGCAGGTACATCGCCCGTAGCAATACGCTGGGTTAAAGGTTGCTTATCTGGGCCTTTGAATACATTGCCGCCTTCGAATAAATTATTTGTCATTTTGCTCTTGTAATTTTCTTTTTTGGCGTCTTTGCTCAGATATTCTTCTAACGCCTCTAGTGAATTTAGCAGGGTCTTGGCCCTTGATTGCATTAATTAGGCGGCGCTCGAGCTCATCTGCTTGCTCTGCATCATAGTGCTTGTGGATGCTTTCCAACAGATTGATTGCAGAGTTGATGATGTTAGTGGCACGGCTTTCAAAAAGGCCGTCCTTTTTACGAACTTCTGCAATTTCATTTAATTCTTGTAGGATTGATCTAGTTCTAAGTTTCATCGCTTTTCCAAATTATACTGTATTTAACTCTATTTAAAAGTTATTATACAATA